TTCTCATTTTCCCCAAGTAAAAACTGGCCGGAACCAGAGTCAACTAAAGTTTTCATCATGTTGCTGTAAACTGTTGATTCAGTGACGAAAGCCAGATTGCCAATCAGCGCGTTTGCTGAGGCAATGTCGCCTCTCATGTTCACCACTTCACCACGAGTCGGCGTTGAGCCGGTAGCGAAAGATTCGGTACCAATGCCAGTAGTGTTTTCAATACCTACAGGCTCTCCAGAAGTACCTGTGCCATGAAATGCCGCGCGGTCTTTAGCCAGCGCAATAATTCTGGTCAGATCTTCTCGAATGAAGTTCTCGATTGCAACTGATGACTGCAAACGCAACTGGCGAGAGTAATCTGTATAAACTCCAAGGGTTCTAGGGGTCAAAGTAACCTGCGATACAGTCTGGTCGCTCTCACCAATGGTTCCGCCATCACGGTTAACCCAACCGGCAGTTGCCGCACCAGTGTGCTTAGGTAATGCAAGATCGCCGATCAATCCATCCAGATAAGTCGCGCCCAATGCGGTCAAAGCCATCTGGCTTCTAAGCAACGGAATCATTTGCATCGGCATGAAGTCAACACCGACTAAAGCGCCAGCGCCATTGAAGGATTCACTGGTCAAGTCTCGCTTTGATTTTCGAGGGTCATCGATATGGTAACTGCCCATGATTTCCATTGGCAAATAAAACCCGTTTGGTGCAACACCGATGCGCTGCTCGACTGCGGCGCTTGACTCCATTTCCAAGCCAGCATTGTCACGATCTTTTTGGGTCGCGCCACGACTATTGGCTTTTATCAAATTAAGCAGAGAAAATTGTCGCTGCTCCTTGTTGCTCAAGCCAATATCTTTGTTCGTTTCTTTGTGAAAACGGCCAATGTTCATCGATCGTTCGATTGCGACTTGCTGAACTTGCAAGGCACTTATTCTAGTTTCGATTTCGCCAAGTTCCGCGATTTCGTCTGTATTCAATTCCTGCTTGATAGCGATATCGCCAAGGTCGGCAGCGCGTGAACGCTTCTCGACTTCCTCATCACGCAGGGCAGTTAACTTTTGGTTCAGTTCCATAATATGCTCCAATATGGTTTTTTTTAAGGTGCCAGCCTACGCTTAGCGGTTTGTGGATAATCGTCGAAACAGTTCAATCGCAACTTTTTGTCGCTCATGGCCCATTCGAAGTTCTTTGATTTCATGCAGGGCTTTGTCCAGTACAGTCTGCAACGCTTTCGTATTCGCGTTGCTAGATCCCTTTATAATTTTGCCGGCAGATATAATCATGGCAATAACATCATTATCAGATATTGCTACGCCTGCGTCCTTTGACATTGCTTCAAATTTTCGCATCGCAACATTCGTGTCGGGATAGGCTGGAAACGTGACCGGCGAAACATCGAACAATCGCTCGACCTTCATGATGGTTCTGGTGACTTCGCCTGCTAGGTTTTCATTCCAGTCGTCTTTGGCAACAATAAATCCAAAAGAGCTTTGGTCAATGTCGCCGCGCTTCATCGGAGCCACTACCATGTCCTGAATGATTTGTGTGGCAGGTGGGATGGCCTCGTAACGCAAGCCGATATCGTCAACACTCAATTTTAAAGTGCCACTTCGAGTTCGGCCCAGAACATAATTGTTGTCGTGATTGAAAAGTGCGCGCACATCGTCTTCCAGCACAGAATCAAAAGCGCCAGGGGCTATCATTTCCCTAAATCCACCGAGGTCTTCAGACATTGAATTAAAAACCGCGCCGTAGCCAACGATCAAAGGCGGCCCGTCTGCATCGCGACTCTCGACCGAAACTTTATGCTCCGTAAATCTACGTTCTAAATTCATTTTTCACCTCGTAAAAAACTTCGGCAATAACCGCTTCGTTTACAATAATGCCCAGTTCCGCACTCCAAGTCTGATTCATTTGTCCTTCAATATAGCGCTTCGCGAACCGTTCGACAAATTCTTCCGGTGTACAATCCAGGTCATTTTGAAGCATTCTGGCCGTAGGTAAAGAGGTTTTTTGAATAAATCGATTATATCTTTCGTAAAACTCACCCAAGGCGGCACCATCCCCAGCGCAGCGCAGGGTGCTTTTGCGCTCATTTGCCGCCATTCTCTCGGCGATTGATGCTACCAAAGGCTCCTCGGCAGGCACATCAACAACCTGAGCATCAGGTATAACATCGCCAATCATGTTGTTAGGCACCAGGAATTCGCCCAAGCCTTCAGCTTCCTGCATATCCTCCAACGCGCGTACCTCGTTCCGACTCATCCAGCCATCTTGTAACGCGATATGGTATGCGGCGTATCTATCTGCCGTCGCGCCCCGCAGCAACCCTTGTACATTAAACTTAAAAAAATGGCCCTTTCGTCGGTCGGCGGCCGAAAGTAGCTTCCTATTTAATTCTTGCTCCCAGCAGGTAAAAATTGGGATCATCGTGTGCTTCACGAAATGTAAATCCATCTCAACGGCATTGGTGAATGTGCTGCGCTCTAAGTCCATCACGAACTGAGGCGGCACCCGATAGATGCCGCATATTTCAGTGCGGTTGTACTTCAGGGTTTCAAGGGTTTGTGCATCATCAGGGTTGACTGATACCGGTTTGTATTTTAATCCCTTGGGGAGAATGGGGGTTCCGTGGGCTTGATCGAGGCCGCCATAATTTTTCTTGAACTCGGCAACAAATGGGGCCAGGGTATTACTCGGCACCTCACTTTCGATAATGCCTTTTGGGCTGGCTCCATTGCCAAAAAATGCGGCTCCGAACCTATGGACGGCGAGGCCGATTCCGATGGTTTCTGCCGCCATGGCAATAGGGCTATGGCCCACGAGGCCATTGAAACCACGGCCAGCAAAGTGAAGCATATCAGCAGCAAAAATCCGACTAGAATTTTTGTCGCCATTGTCGGTGAGGTAGACGATAGAGCCATCCTGTAACCTATGTGGTTGGGTTGCGTTAGGGTATTCAGTGACCAAAGCGACAGGGTAAGGCCCATCGCGAACTATTCTAGAATAGGCATTGCCCCAGCCATTGCGATGGCCTTCCAAAGTTTCTCGCCATTGGTAAGAGCTTTGCTCGCCATTCGGCGACAACTTAAGCAGTTCGTACAGCGGGTGCTTGGTCGCCTTCTCAGACCCCTTGCCGCTAGTTTTAAGCAGCTCAAGTGGTACATGGGCCAAGGTCTGAGCCAAGACGTTGATGCAAGCAAAAACTACCGGTAATTGCTCCGCGGTCGATTGCGACACCTTAACGCCGCTGGCGGTATCCCCTCCAACTTGGTCTATAACCCACTTGGCATAGGCAGAAGCATTGCCAATGCTGGTTTCAAGCCCCCGACGTTCGAGCAGATTCTTTAGAAACATTGAGGTTTATCTCCAACCAAATTAGGCCGCCCACTACGATGTAGCCCGATGGTTCATAGATTAAGTAAGCACCATAGCTCATCATCCCGATTGCCGCCACATCTAGCAATAACAAAAACGCATAAATCAATTTATTCACAGGCTGAAAATCTCCATCGAGAATTTTTCTTCGTCACCAGGCATAGACCGACCAATCGCCATGATGCCGGCCACAATCCCGTCTATTTTCTTTTTCTGGTCTTCCTTCCGCGGCTTACAGTTTCCATTCGTGTCACGCTTGGCGTGTAGGTTGGTCAGCATCCAGTTTAACACAGGGTTGTTAGGGTGGTGTAATCGGCCAGACATTATAGCCGCCTCAAATTCATTCATGGGCATTGTGTATTGCCCGATCGTTTGCGGGAATTTCGTTATTTCAGGGCCTAAATTCTCCAATTCTTGCTCGAATCCGGCAGACTTCCATGGGTCGAAAGTTACTTCTTCGATCATATATGCCTCAATGTCCTCGGCCAATTTCCTTTTCACCGCCTTGGTATCTATCTCATTGCCCTCGGTGAAGTTTATATACTCCCCCCACGCAGGGTATTCTTCTCTCTTGTCCTCAGGTAGCCAAAACTCCGGAAACCAATGATAGTGGCGCTTTCCGTCCATGTCATCATTGTAGAAAATCTTACCACTAGCGGTGAAGTCGATACGGCTCGATAGGTCGATCCCCATTTTGCAAGGATACATAGCAAAGTCTTCAATTTTCATCGACTCATCGCCGCACTGTTTCCAGTCCTCGTAGTTGATAAAAGGGTCAGTCTGGTTAACCCATAAATTTAAATGTTTTGTCTTAAAATACCCCTGGTCTTTCACAGATCGAATGGCCTGCTGCTGCTGTTTTCTCAACCAATCACCTGCCACAGATACATCAAAATTAGGGTTTGCCTGCAATAAGGCTTCCTCGGTCATCCAAAAATCCTCGCCTCGGTCTTCATCGGCGGCATAAATCATTACCAGAGTCGAGTCAGCATGGTCGTCGTGCAAAACACCTTCGAGTATTTGTATACACTCCTGTCGCTTTTCATGGCATGGCCCATTGATATTGTCCCCCGCCGTGGTTATCACATACAAAATTGGGTTCTGCCGCGCGCCCATACCAGTTTGAAAAGTCTTGTATACCGCATCCTTCTTGTGTTCATGGTACTCGTCAACAATGCCAAAGTGAGGCGAGCTACCGTCAGGTGGGTCGCCAATAACGCACTGAAAAGTAGAGTTGTCTTCCGGTCGGAATATCGATTTTGCATGCACCTCAATCCCCAGTATGTCAGTTAACTCATGGTCAATTTTGAGCATCCTGCTGGCCGGCGTCCAGACTTCGTGCGCCTGCTTCTCGCTCGTAGCGCCGCAATAAACTTCGGCACCATACTCTCCATCACCAGCAAGCATGAAAATTCCAGTAGCCGCGGCATCAATGCTCTTGCCATTCTTCCTGGCTATCTCATTGTAAACCTCGTTGAATCTGCGGCACTTGGTCGAGGTTCTGTACCAACCGAATAATTGCAAGAACTTGAATTTTTGCCACGGCTCTAGCAGGAACTTCTCGCCTCGCTGCGCCCATCGGCCCTTGGTATGCGATAGCTCCTGGATAAACCCGATGGCATATTCAGCGGCAGCGCTATCCAAGTATATGTCGTCCCTTTCGCAGTCAGCGTAGAACCTTTTGCAAGCCAGCTTTACATATCGACCGGCGACCACCTTGCCAGACAGAACTTGCTCGGCATACTTAATGCCTGCGGTGCAGTTTGGGTAAGCGAGTATCACTTTTTCCGCACTAATCGCGACACCCTATCGCCAGCCCCCGCCGCTTTACTGACCCCCACCCGACTGCGAGAGGCGGGAGCCATCCCGAATTCGGCCAGCAGTTGGCGAACCTCCTTGCCTAGCTTTTCACTAATTGAAAAATAGGGCGACACCATTGGGAACCCATTTGGCGACCTGACAATAGGCGATGTTTCGTGAAGCATGACCTGGGCAGCTTGCCACTCGACAAACTTTTGCACCAACATCTCAGCAGCATAGACATCAGCGTCTGTCATAACGCCGGCTCGAATCAGCATTGGCACCATCTCAAACCACTTTGCTTTCTCTGCTGGGTTGAAGTGATCCGGCACCTGTATATTGGTTGCATCGAAATCTGGTTCATTAGGGTTTGATCGATCTGCGCGCCATGTACCCTCGATCTTTTTGAGCACGTCTGGTTTCTTGTGGCTCAAGT